ATCTGTAATGTCATTAGTCTCTGATAGAGATAGACATTTATTTATGCTTGGAACTGAAACAACAATCGGTAGTCCAAACACTCAAGATAAATTATTTATTAGATTTTCAGATCAAGAAAACATTTCTGATTACACTGCAACATCAATTAATACAGCTGGTTCTTTTAGATTAGACTCGGGAACAAAGATAGTAGGTGCAGTCAAAGGTAAAGATTATACTCTTGTTCTTACTAATACAGCGGCATATGTAATACAATTTGTAGGTCCACCATTTACATTTTCAGTGAGACAAGTCGGATCTAACTGTGGAGCCATAGGACAACATTCTATTAAATATGTTAATGGTGTAGTGTATTGGATGGGTGAAGCTGGTGGTTTTTTTGTTTACGATGGTACTGTAAAAGCTTTACCATGTTTAGTTGAAGATTTTGTATTTACCACTAAGGGTGATAACTTGGGTATAAATTATCAAAATGGAGAGTCTGTGTATGCAGGATTGTATACTTTGTATGAAGAGGTTGTTTGGTTTTATCCTAAATCCGGTAGTGATAATGTTGATAGATGTGTTACTTATAACTATCAATCTGGAGTTTGGACAACAGGTTCCTTAGCTAGAACAACCTATGTAGATGCTAATCTATATGATAATCCATACGCTACAGAATTTACTGCTACAGGTTTACCAACATTTCCTACGATCCAAGGCGTAACAAATATTAACGGATCCACAATATACTATGAACACGAAAAGGGTAACAATCAAGTAGATGCAGAGGGTAATAAAACAGCAATAGCTGCATTTATACAATCAGGTGATTTTGATTTAGATGTAGAAGGTAATGGTCAATTTTTTATGAGTATGCGAAGGTTTGTGCCAGATTTTAAAGTTTTAACAGGTGATGCACGAGTAACTATTAATCTTAGAAACTATCCAACGGACACCGCATCCTCATCACCTTTAGGTCCTTTTACAATAAACAGTTCTACTGATAAGGTTGATACAAGGGCAAGAACTAGATTTGCTAATCTTAAAATAGAAAATATATCAACCGATCAAAGTTGGCGTTATGGTACTTTTAGAGCTGACATACAACCTGATGGTATGAGAGGATAATGGAAAACGAATTTAATAATGAACTAGGTTTTGGTATGCAACCAATGGGCATAGCTACTCTTGCTCCTGAGCCAGTTTTTATACCTGATGCAAGAATTTTAGCTCAAAATATAATTAAACAAAAAGCTCTAGATACTATTGGACGAAAGGTTGGTTTACCTGCGCTAGGACGTGTAATGGGTTTTGATCCCCTACTTTCAAGCACATTAGGTCTTTCAGCTTTAGGGCCAGTGGGTTTAGGAATTGGTGCTTTACAAAATGTAAATAACAGACTTCAATCAAGCACATTTGGTAGATCTGCAACTATTTCAAGTTATCTTGCAAATAAAAGAGCTGAGAAAGCTGCGAAAAGAGATTTTGAAAGAGATAAACAAGGTGATGTGCGAACTGTTCCAGCTAGAATAATGAATATTCAACCTACTGCTCAAGACACTGCTAGAGGTCAAGGAGGGGGCGGAGGTGCGGGAAACTATGGAATGCCTGGAAGAGCAGCAACCGGTTACCAGGACTTATAATGGCAAGAATAGATATTGTAATACCTGAACCTACTATTGAGTATACAGAAGAAAATCAAAGACAAGTAACTCAGTCTTTACGAACTATGCAAGATAAGTTAAATACAACTTATCAACAAGAATTGAAAAATGAACAAGATGCTTTTAATTATTTTTTATCATGACAATTAGATACAAAAATCAAGGTTTTAAACAAGCTAGTACAGGTAAGACAACAGTGTTTACTTGTCCTAGTGATGCAACGGTCATTGTTAAAAGTGTTTATTGTGCCAACAGTGATGCTTCCTCTGCTATTTTAGTAAACATGAATTTTGTAGATTCATCAGACTCAAACACTGAGTATGAATTTTTTCGAGATGATTTAGCTGCTAAATCGCAAGTCAACGCTACACCACAAGGATTGAATCTTGAAGCAGGAGATGCAATAACGGTACAGGCAGCTACAGGTAGTAACACAATACAAGGTGTCATAAGTTATGCGCAATTAGATAGATCGCAAGAAAATGGCTAGACAAAAATTTGTTCATTACGTCCCACGTCCAAAACCTCGTAAACGTCCAGGTCGTCATAAAAAAAGACTTAACAAAAGTGAAAAAAGATCGTATAAAAAGTACCACCGACAAGGTAGAATATGACAAAAGACTTACCAAAGATACCAGCAGAGGCAAAAGAAATTATTAAAAACAAAAGAACAGGAAAAATATATGCTTCTAAAATTGATTTTGATGCTGATGTTAATGATCCCAATACTGATACTACTGCTGATGATTTTCGACAAGACTTAGAAATAAAAGTTACTAGAGTCAATATTGAGTCATATACAAAAAAATAAAATGAAACAAATTTTATTTGATGTCCCTCTTTGGAAGTGTCCAATAGACCCAACAAAAATAGGATTAGAGAGCAAAAATTTTAAAAATTGTTTTGATTCTAAAACTTTATCTAGCTTCGCAGGTATTAATAACTGTACAGAAGAAGGTCATAAATATTTAATTGAAACAATAATGAATGAATTAAAAAAAGATTTAAAAGTTTGGAAATTAGTTAATTTAAGAGCATGGAGAAATATATACAAAGATAGTTTCCAAGATAGACATAATCATGCAGGAAGTCACTTTACTTTTATAATTTATGAAAAAATACTAAAACCACAGACTGTTTTTTATCACCCTGCCAATGATTTAATTAATGCTTCTGAGGGAGGAGACTACTACAAATTATCTCATGAGTTAGAGGCAGATAAAGATACTATTTTTATTTTTCCTGGATACCTAGATCATATGGTTAGGTTAACAAAAGAAGGCATGTCAATATCAGGAAATTTTGACGTTATACCTCATCCAAACAGAAAATTAGGTTTAGACACTGGCGCTGGTTTTTAATGAAATTTTTAGGTCTTCGTCTGTGCGATCATGATTCTTCAATCACATACACTGACGGTGTAGAGGTAAAATATTTTAAACCAGAAAGACACAAACAAATAAAACATTTTGCTTATGAAAATTTAATAGATTGGGTAGATGACGCTAAAAACTTAGGTATAAATTTTAAGGAACTTACCGCTGTTGCTATGGTTATTGATGTACACAAACATCCTTACCTTAACAAAGAAGATCCGCATAAACTCTTTGAATTAATTAAAATACCTTATAGTCCATTTACAGAATTACCTTGTCCAATTTTTAGAATAGATCATCATTATGCACACAGTTTATCTTCTTGGATGTTAACGAATGTTAAAGATCATCTTATATTAGATGGATTTGGTGATTTAAGAAGATCCATAAGTATTTTTAATAACGAAAAAAGAACAAAATCTTATACATTAGATCAAGTAGGA